CAACCTTCGGAGTTCGGATCATGTCCACCATCCCTCAGTGGTTCGTGCAGCAGTGGGATACCGCTGTTCGCACCGAGGCCAGCCAGAAAGACTCGCGCCTGATGTCGGCCGTCACCGACCGCGGCAGCATCACCGGCGAGGCGTTCACCATCAACTTCTTGGGCGACGACGGCGCGCTGCTCGACGCCAACACCGTGCGCCACGGCGACACCGAGTGGTCGCCCGAGACCCACCAGGCCCGCGTGGTCAACATGGCCGACTTCTACCGCGCCGTGCCGCTGGACCGCAACGACATCCCGAAGATGCTGGTCAACCCGGTGACCGGCGGCGACTACATGAACAACCTCATGAGCCGCCGCAACCGCCGCATCGACGACATCATCTACCGCGCCGCTCGCGCGTCGCAGCTGATGAAGGACGGCTCCAGCACCGCGCTGCCCGCCACGCAGAAGGTGGCGGTCTCGGCCAGCGGCTTCACCAAGGCCAAATTGATTGCAGCCCGGAAGATCTTCCGCCGCAACGAAGCCGACAAGGAAGCCGGCGAAGAGCTTTACATCACGTACAACGACGAGATGCTCGAGGACATCCTCAGCGACCCGATCTTGACCACGGCTGACCAACTGTCGGTGAAGATGATCCAGGACGGCGACGTGGCCCGCAACTGGATGGGCTTCAAGTGGATCCCGTTCAACGGCATCGAGCTGACCGGCGGCGTGTACTACACGGTCGCCTGGGCCAAGTCGGGCATCCACTTCGGCAAGGGCTACGAAGAAGGCAACGTCACCCGCCGCGGCGACAAGAAGGACGCCTGGCAGGTCTCGATGGGCGCCAGCTACGGCGCCGGCCGTCAGGACGAGAAGAAGGTCGTCGAGATCGCCTTCCAGTAACTCCAGGAGAACCCAGATGAAGAACTTCCTTTCTCGAACCATCCTCGCAGTCGCTGCGCTCGGTGCTTTGGCCGTCGGCGCAGTGGCTGCGGCGGTGGTGCCCGCGGTGCAGGCTGTCGGCCAGAAGGTCAGCGACCTGATCTTCGAAGGCATGGCCCGCATGGGTCTGGTGCTGGGCATGGCCGAGGTGAACGGCCGCTTGCCCACCGAGCTGGCAGCAAACCGCAAGGTGCTGTTCGACACGCAGGGCGAGAAGTCGGTGGCGATCTGCGAGATGCCGCTGGTGCACGCCGGCGCGGCGATCGCGGACACCATCGGCTTCGGCATCGTGCTGAAGAAGGGCGCGCGCCTGGTTTGCCCGGTGACGTTGAGCAACGGCGCCGGTACCGCATCCAGCACGCTCGCGGTGGGCCTGCGCAACCCGGTGACGAAGGTCGCCATCGACGCCACGGCCATCCTGGCGGCCACGGCCATCAACGCTGCGCAGACCATCCAGGCCAACACGGGCACCAAGCTGACCGCCGGCCAGCGCTACGTGCTGCTGGAAGACGCCGAGATCTACGGCACGGTGGCCGGCGCTGCCATCCCGGCCAACCAGGTCATCCGCGTGGAAGTGCCGTACCTGCAGGCGTGATCTCGGCCGCGTGCGGCAATTGAACGGGGGCCGCTGTGCCCCCGTTTTTCATGGAGTGAAGCGATGGCCACCGATGTCTCGATCTGTTCCGCAGCGCTGCTGAAGCTGGGCGACAAGCCCATCGCCACGCTGCAAGAGAACGACCGCCGCGCGCAGCTGTGCGCCAACATCTACCCGCTAGCCAAGCTCGATGTGCTGCGCAGCCACCCGTGGAACTGCGCGGTGAAGCGGGTGCTGCTGGCCCCACTGGCTGCGCCGCCGGCCTTCAGCTGGCGCTTCCAGTTCACGCTGCCCGGCGAGCTGCTGCGGCTGATGCAGGTGGGCTACGACGGCTGCCAGCTGGACTACCAGCTCGAAGGCGGCCGCATCCTGGCCAACACGAACAGCCTGCCCATCCTCTACGTGGCAGACATCACCGAGGGCCTGTTCGACGCCAAGCTCGTGCACGTGATGACGCTGCGGATGGAGAAGGACCTGGCGTACCCGATCACCAAGAGCACCAGCCTGGCCGAGGCCAAGGACGCCGAGTACGAGCGGGCGCTGAAGCGAGCCAAGAGCATCGACGGCCAAGAGAACCCGCCGGAGGACTGGGGCGACTCGCCGTTCACGCAGGTGCGTGGCGGCGGGCCAGGCTACGGCTACAGCGGGCGGGGGATCTGAGGCATGCCCAAGCTGCAGACCATCACCACGAACTTCACGGCCGGCGAGTTCTCGCCGCGGCTGCGCGGCCGCGTTGACCTGGAAAAGTACAACGCCAGCGCCGAGAAGCTGGAAAACATCGTGGTGCTGCGGCAGGGAGGGGCAACCATCCGCCCCTCGCTGGACCACCTAGGCTCGATCAAGGTCGCCGCACAGACCGCGCGCATCTTCCCCTTCGTCTACTCGCGTACCGACGCCTACATCCTGGAGTTCGGCGAGCTATACATGCGGGTCTGGAAGAACGGCGCCCTGGTGGAATCGTCGCCAGGCGTGCCGTATGAAGTGGCCACGCCCTACACCGCGGCGCAGCTGGCCGCGGTGGACTTCACGCAAGGCGCCGACACGCTCATCCTGACGCACCCGAACGTCTACCAGCAGCGTATCCAGCGCTTCGGCGACGCATCGTGGCGCGTGGGGCCCTGTCCCTTCTCGCCGGGTGCGATCTACGAGGGCGGGCAGCGGCGCAGCGGCATCACGATGACGATCTCGGCCGGCACGGTGGGAGCTGGGCGCACCATCTCGGCAAGCGGCACCTTCTACCAACCGGCCGACGTGGGCCGCGTCATTGGCTGGGGCAACGGCCTGGCCACGATCACGGCCTTCGGCTCCGCTACAAGCGTGACTGCCACGGTCACGGCCGCCTTCGACACCCTCGCGGCCGCCGGGCCTGCGTGGCTGCTGGAAGGGACGCCGCAGACAGCGCTCACGCCCAGCGTGGAAAAGCCGGTGGGCGCCACCGTCACGCTCACTGCTGGCGCGAACGCTTGGCGCACCGAGGACAACGGCAAGTTCATCGAGATCAACGGCGGGCTGGTGGAAATCGTCAGCACCGACCTGGCGCTGGTGGCCACTGGCACCATTCGGCGCGAGTTGACCGGCACCACGGCCGCGCCGGCCGACGCCTGGGTGCTGAAAGGCCCGGTGTGGAACGACTTCGACGGCTACCCGCGCACCTGCACGCTGTTCCAGCAGCGCCTCTGGTTCGCAGGTACGGCCAAGTTCCCGCAGTCGGTGTGGGGCAGCCAGTCCGGCCTGTTCTTCGATTTCACGCCCGGCACCGACGACAGCGCCGCGGTCTACAAGACCATCGACAGCGACGACATCAACGTCATCGAGTACCTGGTGAGCGTGGAGTCGCTGGTGGCGCTGACCTTCGGCGGCGAGTACGAGGTCCGCGGTGGAATTGAGAAGCCCATCACGCAGCTCAACGCGCAGCTGCCCAAGATCAGCAAATGGGGGTCGGACGCGGTGCGGCCGGAAGAGGCTGGCAAGGACATGCTGGTGGTGCAGCGCGGCGGCCGCGCGATCCGGCGCCTGAAGCGCGAGGACGTGGCCGGCTTCTCGCTGATCGACGTGTCGGTGTTCTCGGAGCACCTGCTGGCCGATGGCGTGCGCTCGATGGCCTGGGAGCAGTCGCCCGAGCAAGTGATGTGGATCGCCACCGGCGCCGGCCGGCTGCTGGCCCTGACGTACAGCGACGAGCAGAACACGGTGGCCTTCTGCAGCGGCAACGCCAGCGGCTTCGTGGAGTGGCTGGCCACCATCCCCGACGGCTCGGTCGACGCCACCTATGCGCTGGTGCGGCGCACGATCAAAGGCTCGACCGTGCGCTACATCGAGCGCATCAACTGGGAGGCTCCCCCTGGCCAGGACTGCCGCAAGCAGGTGAGCGGCGCTGCCTCGGCCACGTGGCCCGGATTCGATCACCTGGAAGGCCAGACCGTGCAGGTGTTGGGCGATGGCGTGCACCTGGGCAGCACGGTGGTCAGCGGCGGCGTCATCACGCTGCCCCGGCCAGCGGCCACGGTCTCGGCGGGCATCGGCTACATCGCACGCATCCTGCTGCAGGCCCCCGAGGTGAGCACCGGCACAGGCACCTCGCAGGCCCAGGCCCAGGCGAACAACCAGATCTACGTCCGGTTCCTGAACACGCTGGGCTGCAAGGTCAACGGCGACGACATCGGCTTCCGCCAGCTGGGCCTGGACGTGCTCGACACGCCCATCCCGCCGTTCACCGGCATCAATCGAGTTGGTGCAGGACCAGCCCTATCCGTGGACGGTGCTGGCGGTGGTCCGCAATTTCACAGTCAACCAGGGGTAGGCATGGGCATCAGCTCGAGCACGATCATGGCGGTGTCCGGCTCCATCGGCGCCGCGTCCTCGCTGCTGCAGGCCGACACGCAGGCCCAGCAGAACAAGGCAGAGGCGGCTGGCCAGCGCGACCTGGCCGCGCAGCAGTCCGAGAAGATCATGCGCGCCACTGCCCGCCAGCGCAGCGCAGCCCGGGCGGCCACTGCAGCCAGCGGCGCCAAGATCGACGAGTTCTCGCTCGGCGTCGAGCAGGACATCCAGCAGGCCGGCGAGATGGACGCGGCCAACGTGCTGCTGGGCGGCGAGCGCACGGCTCGCGCGATGGAGCAGTCGGCCAAGATGGCGCGCGCCCGCGGCGCGATGGACGCCAGCGCGTCGCTGCTCGAGGTGTCCTACCGCGGCTGGAAGAACCCGAAGGGCAAGCCCGACCCGGCTTTCGCTCGGATGACGTCGGGCAACAAGGGTTCGGGGGACTGATCCATGGCACGCATTCCAGGCGCAGAGGGGCTGGGCGAGCAGGTCGCCCGCCCGGTCAGCTTCAACCAGACGCAGACGCCCGCCGGCGCATTCGGTGGCCAGGTGGCGCAGGTGCTGGGCGGCATCGGTGCGGACATGGCGCGCGAAGAGCGGCGGCAGGAAGTCGAGGCCGAGCAGACGCGCAGGGCCGCCGACAAGGCGCGCGCGCTGACCGCGCTGCAGTCGGCGCAGGATGACCTGCAGACCATCACCGACGAGGTGGCCGACGGCGTGGTGGCTGGTACCGTCGACAAGGCAACTGCAAGCGAGGAATTCCAGCGCCGCGCCCGGGAGCGAGTGACCCTGGCTACCGAGAGCCTGCCCGACGAGTTCCGCGAGCTGGGGCAGGTTGAGCTCACCGGCAAGGTCAACCGCTTCGGGCGCACCGTCGGCAAGGCCGTGACGCAGCGCAACCAGTCCGAGGTGCGCGGCGGCATTGAGCAGACCCTCGAGTACGCCGGCCGGCTGTACCTGAAAGACCCGGCCGCAGCGGACCAGATGGCGCTCGGCGCGCTGGACCAGCTGGGCCCGCAGAGTGGCCTGGATCCGCAGCAGCTGCAGCGCCTGCGCCAGAGCTACAAGGAAGGCAGCCGCTACAACCTGGCCAGCTCGCTGGTGAACAGCTCGCGGCGCGACAACGCGGCGCTTGACGCGGTGGCCACGCGGCTGACCGGCGACGAGTTCGCCGACCTGGACCCGGGCCGCAAGACGCAGCTGCTGACCTCGCTGGAGGGCTACAAGGTCAGCAACATCCAGCGCGCCGAGTCGGCGGCACGACAGCGGCAGGCGCAGCAGGAGCGGGCGCTGCGCATCGCCGAGTCGCAGTTCGGCGCGGCCAACGCCATCATCAGCAGCGGCAAGGTGCTCTCTCCCGAGTACGTCGACAAGGTGTCGAAGGCGGTGGCCGGCACGCCCTACCAGGACGCCTTCCGCGAGGCGCTGCGCCAGGCGCCGGAGAACACGGCCTTCGGCGTGCAGTCGCTGCCCACGCAGGCGCGGCTGCTGGCCGAGGCCCGGGCCACGCTGAACGTGACCGGCACCAACCCGGTGGCCGAGAAGCGCGTGGCTGAGCTGGAGCAGATCCACCGGCAGGCCGTGCAAGACTATGCCGCCGACCCGCTGCTGGCGGCGCTGGAGCGCGGCATCGTGCAAAGCGTCGCACCGCTGGCCATCAACGACGTGCCCTCGCTGGTGGGCAGCATCGCCGAGCGCGTGCAGCAGGCGCAGCTGGCCAGCCAGCAGGCCGGGCAGGTGGTGTCGCCTCTGCTGAAGGCCGAGGCCGAGCAGGTCGGCAAGATGCTGGCGGTGCTGCCGGTGGAGCAACGCTCCAGCGCGATCGCCAAGCTGGCCGAGGCCGTGGGCCCCGAGCAGGCCGCGGTGATCGGCCGGCAGCTGGCGCCGCGCGACCAGGCGCTGGGGCTGTCGCTGGCAATGGCCGGCGCCAAGACCACGCAGGGCCGCTACACGTCCGAGCTGGTGCTGCGCGGCGCTCAGGCCATCAAGGACAAGACGGTGGCGCCCGACACCACGAAAGAGGGCGGCTGGCGCCGAGAGATCGCAGCGCTGATCGGCGACGCCTACCCGAACGAGGAAGTGCGACAGGCCACCATCGAGGCCGCCTACCTCGCGCGCGCTGGCCTGGAGGCCGAGGGCGGCGGCACCGCAGAGAAGGCGGTGCTGTTCGTGACTGGCGGGATCACCAAGCGCCAGGGCAAGAAGCTCCCGCTGCCCTACGGCGTGACAGCCAACGACTTCGACAAGAAGCTGCGCGCCATCAACCCGGCGGCGCTGGCAGGGCAGGCTCCCGACGGCATGGTCTACGTGGGCAGCACACCCATGCCCCTGGCCGACTTCGTGGCCGGTGTGCCCGAGGCGCAGCTGGTGCACGCGGGGCAGGGCCGCTATGCCGTGAGCGCTGGCGGCGGCCTGGCCACCAACGCGCGCCGGCAGCCCATCATCATCGAGGTGCGCTGATGCTGGACACCGCATTCCAGGCCGGCACCGACACGGTGCTGAAGGACATGGCGCAGCGCCCGCGCGCGCCGCAGGTGCAGGCGCCGAAGTTCAGCTTGTGGAAGACCATCGACGCCACGGCGCGCGGCGCGGCCGCAGGCCTGAACCAGGTGGTGGGCTCTGCCGCCGACGTGATGGGCGCCTTCGGCGAGATCACGGCCGCCGCGCAGCCGGACATGATGGGCTTCGTGCCCGACCAGAAAGAGCGCCAGCGGCAGGTCGACGCAGCGCTGAAGATGCAGCGCCAGGGCCCCGACTTCATGAGCCCCATTGGCGCGTCGTTTCGCAACGTGGCCGAGAGCTACATGCCCGACCCGACCACGGCGCATGCGTCCGAGGTGGTGGTGGCTGACTTCTTCCGCGTGGCCACCAAGGCAGTGGGTGCGGCACTCACGCTAGGCCCGCTGGGTGGTGCCGCGGCGGCCGGCGCCGAAGAGGGCTTCAGCCAGTCCGACAAGCTGGCGCGCGAGGGCGTCGACCTGGCCACGCGCAGCAAGGTGGGCGCCGTCACTGGTGCAGTGACCGCTGCAGGCCTGGCCCTGCCGGTGGCTGGTCGCACCTGGGCGCAGACCGTAGGCCTGGCGGTGGCCGGTGGCCCGGCGTCCTTCGTGGCTCAGAACGCGGCCAACCGCGCCATCCTTGAGGCTGCCGACTACACCAAGCAGGCCGAGCAGTTTGACCCGTTCGACCCGGTGGGCCTGGCGCTGTCCACGGTGCTGCCGCTGGGCTTCGGTGCGGCAGCCATGCGTAGCTCAGCCAGGGCGGCGCGCGCTGCCGAGCAGCGGGCAACCATCCCGCCCGAGGTGGAGGACGCAGCCCGTGCCAACGTGCTGCGCGAGAACTTGGAGGCGCACCGGCCGGCGCCTGTGCAGGACCTGGCCGCCGCGGGCCGCCACGAGCAAGCCGTCGCGCGGGCGCTGGATCAGGTCTCCACCGGCTCGCGCGTGGATGTGACAGACCTAGTGCCGGCCGAGGTGCTGCAGCAGGCCCAGGTGCTGGACCGCTTCATCACCCAGGTGGAGGACGTGCGCGCCACTTTGATCGCTGAGGCTGGCAACCTGGCCGAGCCTGGCGCCATCCGTCTGGTGCGCGAAGAGCTGGCCCTGATGGAGCAGCAGCGCCCTGACACCAGCGAGGCGGGTATCAAGGCCCTGGCCAAGCAGATCCAGGCCAACGAGGGCGTGAGCTACAAGACCGCGCTGTCGCAGGCCAAGAAGCAGACCGCCGCAGTGGCGGCCGACTTCGATGCCCGCGTGGCCAGGCTTGAAGATGCCATCGCCACCAACGCCGAGGCAGAGCAGTCCCGGCAGGCGCTGGCTGTGGTCGACCGCCAGCTCGGCGAACTACAGGCGCGGCGAGCCGAGATCGACGCCCCGCCGACGGCACCCAACCCTGTGGCCGCTGCCGTTCAAGAGCTGATCACCCGGCAGCCGCAGACGCTTGCGGCACAGGTGCTGCGCGCGCTTGAAGGCGCGCCGCCCGCCCTGCTTCAGGCGTCAGAAGTGGCGCCTGGGGCCGCAGCGAAAGCCGGCAACTCGGAGGCGCCCGCTGCTGGACAGGCCCAGCCGGCGGGCCAGTCAGCCGCGAAGGCAGACGACCCGACGTTCGCTGGCATGGAGCGCGCCGTCGCCGAACTTGAAGCCCTGAGCCCGGATCTGCCGGTGCAGCTGGACGGCATGGCTGGGCCGGTGCCGCTGCGCGAGCTGATGGCCATGATGCGCGAGGAAGTGCAGGCTGATCTCGCCGACGTGCCGCTGCTCGAGGCCGCGGCCACCTGCTTCATTCGTACAGGCGCGGCAGCAGCGTGATGGCGGCCAGCAGCAGCGCGGGCACCGCGATGACGCCCATGCAGATCCAGTACCACTTCAGCGCGTGCAGCGCGTACCGCCACGAGCCGCTGCCGCCCCAGACCATGGCCGGAATGATCAGCGTCATGGCGAAGATGATGGCGACGGTCTTGAGGAAGGTCAGCATATGGCGATGAGTCCCAACTGTATCGCCGCGGTGACCGCTGCGGCAGGCCGCCCGCTCTCGGGTGCACAGATCAAGGGGATCGAAGACCGGCTGCGCGCCACGGCTCGCCGGCTGGCCAGCACCGACCCGCAGTGGCAGAGCAAGAGCGCCGACCAGCGCACGCTCGAAGCCGCGCAGGCAGCCATGCAGGACGTGCAGGCCGAGGCAGCGCGCAAGGTGGCGAACGTGCAGCGCCAGGCGTTGAAGGCCGCCAGCATCGAGCAGACCATCACCGACGCGCAGGCCCGCGGCGGCAGCCGGCACCAGGCGCTGGCCGGCGTGGTGGAGCAGACCAGCCGGTACATCGACGCCATCCGCCGGCAGACTCTGTCGACGCTGATGCCGCTGATGGACGCAGCGGGCAGCGGGCAGGGCGCCGGCGCGGGCCGCAAGGCGTTGATGTTCCTCTTCGACGCCCAGAACCCGCAGATGACGCGCGACCTGGTGGCCGAGGTGTTCAGCAACGGCAAGGCCCGCACGGGCAACAAGATGGCGGCCGACGCCGCCCGGGCATGGCTGGACACCATCGAGGCCATGCGCCAGCGCTTCAACGCTGCCGGCGGCGACATCGGCAAGCTGGTCTACGGCTACCTGCCGCAGCCACACGACAGCGCCCGCGTGCGCGCGGCCGGCAAAGAGGCCTGGGCCGCCAAGACGCTGCCCGCGCTGGACCGCAGCCGCTACGTGCGCGAGGACGGCGCGCGCATGAACGACGCCGAGGTGCTGGACTTCCTGCGCGCGTCTTTCGACACGATCACCCGGGCAGTTCACCGGCACCGGCGCCCGGGCAAACCGCGGCGGCGAGTCTCGCCAGATCCACTTCAAGGACGGCGAGGCCTACCTCGGCTACATGGGCGAGTTCGGCAGCGGCAGCATGTACGACGCGATGGTCTCGCACGTGGGAGGCCTCTCGCGCGACATCGGCCTGGTGGAGCAGTGGGGTCCGAACCCGGCCGCGCAGTTCCGGCTGCAGGCCGACCTGGCCAAGCAGGCCGACGGCGGCAGCAAGCGCGTCTTCGGCAACAAGGTCGAGGCCTACTGGCGCTTGATCGACGGCAGCGCTGGCAGCCCGGACCACGCCCGGCTGGCAGCCGTTGGGCAGCACATCCGAAACATCCAGGTCTTCGGCAAGCTGGCCGGCGCGGTGATCAGCAGCATCACCGACCTGGGCACGCTGGCGGTGACCGCGGGCTACAACAAGCTGCCCTACTGGCAGCTGGTGAAGGACATCGGCACCACGGCCAAGAGCGCCGACGCGCGCGAGTTCCTGACGACGCACGGCGTCATCGCCGAGAGCATGGCCGGCGACCTGAACCGCTGGGCCGGTGAGCATCTGTGGAACAACTGGAGCGGGCGGCTGGCCAACAGCACGATGAAGCTCTCGCTGATGAACGCCTGGACCGACACGCTGCGCCGCGGCTTCAGCATGACCATGATGCAGAGCATGGGCAAGCTGGCCGGCAAGCAGTGGGCCGACCTCACCGAGTGGGACCGCTCGCACCTGGGCCGCAAGGGCATCACCGAGGCCGACTGGCAGGTGGTGACGCAGATGCTCACGCCCGAGGCCATCATGGACAGCGGCGACCCGCGCGCGCAGGAGGTGAGCGCCAAGGTGCTGGGCTTCATCACCGACGAGAGCGAGTTCGCGGTGCTGAACCCCGACCTGGCCACGCGCGCGATCGGCACCGGCGGCGCGCTGCAGGCAGGCACCGGATGGGGCGAGCTGGCTCGCGCGGTGATGCAGTTCAAGTCGTTCCCCATCGCGATGATCTCGCGGCACTGGCGCCGCATCCTCGACGCGCCGCAGGGTCTGGATGGAGCGCCAGCGCTGGCCAACAAGGGCGCCTACACCGCGGCGCTGCTGCTGACCACGACGGCGCTGGGCGCGGTGGCCTTCCAGGCGAAGCAGCTGGTGCAAGGCAAAGACCCGGTGGACATGACGACGCCGAAGTTCTGGGGCAAGGCGGTGGCGCAGGGCGGCGGCCTGGGCTTCGTGGCCGACCTGCTGTTGGCTGACAGCACCGATGAACGGTTCGAGGGCGAGAGTCTGTGGCGCCTGCTGGGCCCCACGGCCGGCAGCGTCGCTTCGATCTACGAGCTGACCAAGGGCAACATCGACGAGGCCCTGGCCGGCAAGGACACCCACAGCGGCGCCGAGGCGCTGCGCTTCGCCCGCAGCCACCTGCCGCTGGTCAACCTCTGGTACGGCAAGGCGGCGCTGGAGCACCTGTTCCTGCACTCGATGCAGGAGAACCTGAGTCCGGGTTATCTTCACCGCGTGAAGAACAAGGCGCGCAAGGACTGGGGGCAGGGCTACTGGTGGGAGCCAGGCGCATCGTTCGATGACATGCGCGCGCCGGACCTCGGCGCAGCGGCTGGGGGCAGTGAATGAGGCAAGACCAGTTCGAGGCTCTGCAGCAGCGCGCCGAGTCGCTGCTGGATCTGTTCCTGCAGGAGGCCGACCCGGCGAAGTGGCCAGGCCACGGCATCGAGCCGCGGAACATGGACAAGGGCACACGCGGCGACCGGGTGTGGTGCAAGCGCGATGCCGCGATGACGCTGGCCTGCGTGCACCGCATCACCACGCTGGTCTCGGTGGTGCGGCAGAAGAGCGCCGGCGGCGAGACCGACCCGGATGCCGTCACCGACCCCGAGGACGAACTGAACCGCGAGGTGGCGGCAGCCGAGAAAGAGGCGGCGCTGGCCGCCGAGCGCCTGACCCGACAGGCCCAGGCCCGCGCCAGGGCCACCACGCATGGCGGCCCGTGAGATCTCGCTCCTGGCCTTCTTCCTCATGTGGGCGAAGGTCAAGCGCTGGCAGGTGCCGGATATCCACATCCGCGCCTGCATCTGGCTGGAGAGCTGCGGCGAGCTGGCGGTGCTGCGCTGCTTCCGCGGCTTCGGCAAGAGCACGCTGCTGGCCGTCTACAACGCCTGGCGCTACTACCGCGACGCGAACTACCGCATCCTGCACCAGAGCGAAGCCGACGGCACGGCCTACAAGACCAGCCGCGACACGCAGAACGTGCTGCGCCAGCACCCCCTCACGCGCGGCATGTTCCGCGACGGCGGCGTCGAGCAGTGGTGGGTGGAAGGGGCTACCGACCCGCGCAACGCCAGCATGTACGCCAAGGGCATCCTGTCCAACGTCACCAGCGCGCGCGCCGACGAGGCGCAGAACGACGACGTGGAGGTGCCGCGCAACATCCAGACGCCCGAGGCGCGCGAGAAGCTGCGTTATCGGCTGGGCGAGCAGACGCACATCCTGGTGCCCGGCGGCCGGCAGATCTACATCGGCACGCCTCACACCCACGACAGCCTCTACGACGAGCAGGAAAAGCTCGGCGCCGACTGCCTGACCATCCGCATGTTCGAGCTCGAGCACCGGATCGAAGACGCCAAGGCTGCGGCCTACACGCTGCCGTTCGTGCCTGAGTTCGTCTTCGCGGGCATCGGCAAGATTGCCCGGCTGCTGGTGGAGGGGCGGGATTACCAGCTGCAGGGCAAGCGCCTGGTGTTCGCCACGGCGCCCGGCGGCCTGGTGGACTGCTACAGCGGCTGCGCCTGGCCGGAGCGCTTCACGCGCGCCGAGCTGGAGAAGCGCCGCAAGAAGACCCGCACGGTCAATGAGTGGGACAGCCAGTACCAGCTGCACAGCAGGCCGGTGCACGAGATCCGCCTGGATCCGGCGAAGCTGCTGGCCTACGATTGCGAGCCTCGGTTCGAGACTCGAAACAAGGTGCTGACCTGCTGGCTGGGCCAGGTGCAGATCGTCGGCATGGCGCTGCGTTGGGATCCCTCGAGCGGCAAGACGAACAGCGACGTGTCGGCGGCGGTGCTGGACCTGCAGGACGCCTACGGCCGGCACTACTGGCACCGCGTTGCAGAGCTGACCGGCGAGATCGCCACCACCAACGACCGCGGCGACAAGATCATCGGCGGCCAAGTGCTGCAGCTGTGCGACCTCATCGAGGCGTTCAAGGTGCCGCGCGTGGTGGTGGAGACCAACGGAATCGGCGTCTTCGCTCCGAACTTCCTGCGCATGGCGCTGAAGCAGCGGCGGCTGCGCTGCGGCGTGGTGGAGGAGCAGGCCGTCGTCAGCAAGAACCCGCGGATCCTCGAGGCCATCGAGCCGCTGCTGAAGGGCGGCATGCTGTGGGCGCACGTCAGCGTGATCGACGGCCCGCTGTGGGACCAGATGAAAGACTGGAACCCCGCGATCAAGCAGCAGCCCGACGACCTGCTGGATGCGGGCGCCGGAGCGGTCACCGACCAGCCCGCGCGTATTGGGCAAACGGTCAGGAACCCAGACCCCCAGGAAACAGAGGATTGGCGCCCATCAACGGGCGTCTTCGAGGCAACTCTGGAGCCCTAGAGCGCGCCACGGTGGCGGCGCTCGCCACCCGAGGGCGCCCATGGCTTCCGTGATTGAGCAAGTCCCGTTTGCCCGCTATACCGGCAATGGCCTGGCCACCGTCTACGCCTACAAGTTCGAGCTGCTGCAAGCGGCCGACATGGTGGTCTCGATCGGCGGCGTGGAGCAGCCTGATTCGCTGTACACGCTGGCGGGGGTTGGAGTGCAGGCGGGCGGCACCGTCACCTTCCTGGCACCGCCGGCCAATGGCGCCGACGTGCTGCTGCAGCGCCTCATCAAGCTGGAGCGCTTGATCGACTACCAGAACAACGGCGACCTTCAATCGCCGGTGCTGAACCTGGACTTCAAGCGGCTATGGCAGGCGGCGCAGCAGTTGAGCGCGGCCGGCATCGGTGGACTGCGCGCACCGTTTCCCGAGATCCTCGATGAACTGCCGCCGGCAGACAAACGTCGCGGCCTGCAGCTGCTCTTCCACCCGACCACCGGGCAGCCGTACCTCGCGGCGCCGGTGACCGGCACTGCGGCCGATGTGCTGGTGCAACTCGCGGACACGGCCAGTGGCAAAGGCGCGGCGCTGGTTGGCTTTGACCGGACGCTGAACTACGCGGCAAACACCATCGGCTGGGCCGAGGCGTCAAGCTCTGGCGGCTGCAGCGTACTGCGATACATCCCGGTTGAAGAGTGGGCGGCGATCCTGGCCGGGACCAGCACCTACGATGCAACGGCGGCCATCAACTCGGCAATCTCGGCCGAGAAGCATGTGTTCCTGCCGCGTGGCGTCTTCAACGTCAACCCGGATGTCGGCATTCAGGTTGTCACCGGATGCACCATAGACGGCGCGGGCAAGAACAAGACGACCATCGTTGCGCTGCCGAATGGGGGCACGCTTGCTGAACTGGCGGCCCACACGAAGGGGTCGATCATCAAGCGCGCCTTCTCGCCAGGCGTTGCAAACGCGCGACTGAACGAGGTGACGCTGCGCGACTTCGCGGTTGTCATGAACCACCCCACGGCCACGGTGACCACGACCGAGATACAGATCGGCATCGACATGCGCCATGTGAGCCGGTTTCAGATCGAGCGCGTGCACGTTGGCAACATCGCGCCGCTGAGCGGAACTTACACCAAGGCCGACCCCGGGAGCTACGCGGTGCAGGGCTACGGGATCGTGGTGGGCAACATAAACACCGGGAACGTGGCCTATTGCGGCGGCGAGGTTGGGCAGATTCGAGACTGCTCTGTGTGGGGCGCCTACAAGACCATCGTTCAGGACGATGAAACGCTGTCGCCGCTGTCCGGCGCACACGCCATCTCCGTCACCGGATGCGACATCCAGGCCGCCCATCACTTGCTGGTGCAGGAACAGCAATACACCACCGGGTGCATCTGGCAGGGCAACACCTTGCAGGACTGCAAGAAGCAGCCAGGGGGCGCGAGTTCGTCCTACGTCATGCGGATTGCTGGCTTTGCCAACCGCTCAATTGGCGGCTACATCGAGGCCGGCGCAGGCGCTGACTTCATCCTGCGATTCGATTCGGCGTCGGCCACCAATCACGTGGAGCTCGACCACGCCACAGCCACCAACGCGGCCGAGATTTGCAGCGACACCGGGGTTTTGAACTACGCTCGAATTCGAGCCAACACCGGCACGATTTCTGGCGGCTACGACTCGAAAGGCCGCCACGTTGAGCTGTATGACCGCTCCTACCTGAGCCCCTGGGTGAAGTTCCACTGGAGCGGATCGGCCATCGTGCTGGATGCCGGCATCGGCTGCACTGTTGTCCGCAACGGCACGGGCGACTACAGCATCACCTTCACCAAGCCGTTCAGGCTCAACGAATACAGCATGGAGCTTGCGGCCGACTCCGATGTTTCGGGCAATGGCGTGATGGTTGACGTTGCGTCTCACGGCACGACGACGCTTCGCATTCAATGCTGGAAAACGACGGTCACGCCGACCGTGGCGACCGTCGATCCACGCTTTGTGTGGGCTCGGTTTACGCAATAAGCATGACATCCCGCGCTCACCTCACGCACCTGGCGGCATCAGCATCTGAGGCGGCTTCCTCGCCGGCCGTGAAGGTGTCGGCCATCGGCGCGAGCATCACCGGCGTGAGCGACTGCCTCTCCACGGGCCCAGGCATTGCCACCCTGGCCGGCCTGCTGCTGACGCTGGCCAGCCTGCTGCTGCAGGTGTGGTCGGTGATCAGGCGCGACCGGCGCGAGAGCCGCGAGCACGACTTCAAGATGTCGGGCCAGGGTCCGCGATGAACTGGGCCGACTACTCACCCGAGTTCACCGAGGCCGAGTTTCGGTGCAAGCACACCGGCCGCTGCGAGATGCAGCCGGTGTTCATGCGACGGCTGCACCACCTGCGCGGCG